GAGGACTTTGAAGATGTAAGAAGACGAGTCCAAAAGGGAGAAAAAATTAAACTTTAAGGAGTATCATGATGGATAAGTGGAAACTAAATCTGGCCTTGTTCACAGAACAAGCAGAACCAAACAAAACGACAGACCCTGGAATGTCTGCTGAAATGAAGACATATTATGAGATGGAGCTTCTGCATAATGCTGAGCCCAAACTCTTATATGACAGCTTCGCAAAGAAAAAACCAATTCCAAAAGGAAGAGGAAAGACAATAGAGTTCAGGAGATGGAGCACACTGCCAAAGGCGTTGTCACCACTCACTGAAGGAGTAACACCTACTGGAAGCAACTCCAGTGTGTCTTACATTGTAGCCACAATAGCACAATATGGCGATTATGTAAGAGAGACAGACCTTCTTGACTTGACTGCCATTGATGATGTAATTCTTCAAGACACTCAGATGTTAGGAAGACAAGCTGGAAAAACACTAGATACGGTAACGAGAGAAGTAGTATGTGGTGGTTCTAACGTATCATATGCCGACAAAAATACAGCTGGAACCTTGTCTGAGATTACATCAAGAGCTGACCTGTCTTCAGACTGTGTGCTTAAGAGATCAGACGTAGTAAAAGCAGTAGCTAAACTTAAGGCTATGGACGCACCGACAATCGGAAACGAATATGTTGCAATCATACACCCTTATGTATCAGCTGACTTGCAGCTATCCTCAGAGGCTGGCGGCTGGATAGACGTCAATAAGTATACCGATCCTCAAAAAATCTATAATGGGGAAATCGGAAAACTTGCAGGAGTACGTTTCGTAGAGTCAACAGAAGCTAAGATTGTGGCACCTGCTGAGTTTATGGACGGGATTAACCGTCTTACAGTAAAGACAAACACTACATCAAATGCTACTGTGCCTGTAAACGAGGCTATCACAGAAGAACAGGCTAATTCTCTGATTGCAGATGTGCATTTATATGTTGGTGGCGAGGAAAAGATTGTAGCATCTGTAGCTCATGGAACCGCAGGTAATGCAACAATAACATTCACAGAAGCACAGACAGTGAATGCTGGAGATATGATTTGCGGAATGGACGCAGGAAGAGACGGAAGTGCGATATTCCTCAATATGATAATCGGTGATGAAGCATATGCTACAACTGAACTTGAAGGAGGCGGGTTACAGCACTTCGTCAAACAGCTTGGAGCAGGAGAAGACCCATTGAACCAGAGATCATCTATAGGCTGGAAAGCTACCAAAGTAGCTAAGATACTTAATGATGCTTATATGGTAAGACTAGAGAGTGGAAGCTCATACTCAGCAGAAGCTGAAAGCAACTAAACAATCGGAGGGAGGAAGCCCCTCCCTCCTAATTTTTTAAGGAGGAACTAATGGCTAAGAAAGTAAGTACGGAGACAGAAATAGTGAACATCTCTCCAGCATATGCAGATATGTTTGACGAGAAATTCGTTGCAGTAAACAACAAGAGATACCTAGTAAAAGTCGGGGAAGATGTTGAAGTCCCCAAACCAGTAGCTGAAGTAGTAAAGAGAATGATACGTCAGCAGGAGAAGACCAGAAGAATGATAAGCGGTCTCGAGAAAAAGTACAATGAAGGAGTATCTAAGATATGAACATAACCAAGGCTATTTCACAATTAGACAGCCTGATGCCAAATGTTTTCAATGAGTCCTTAAAAAGACAATGGCTCAGTGAAGTAGATGCTGTTATAGTGATGTTAAGAAAACATTATATGCTGTCTGACGAAGAACAAGCCGTGGTTGACGAGTGGGCTGAGTATACTGACACTACTCCTGGTGAGACAGAGTTACTTGTCGGTATACCGTTCACGGACATATATCTCAATTATATGGCTGCAAAGATTAATTATCTCCAGTCAGACATAAACAGATACAATAATGCTATGGCCCTGTACCAGAAAACATATGAGTCATATGCAAATGAATTTAATAGGCTTCATACTCCAGCGAAGACAAGCATTGTTGCTTTCCCAGCTAATGGAGACGAAGCTACAGAATGGGTGATACCGTAATGAAACTAGTGCCGTATAAGACGAGCCGACAGCTGATAAGCAAATTCGGTGGGTATAATGCTTTGCATAGTGCAGCATATAATGAATACTCGTCCACTAAAAACCTTACATCGGACGAGTTCCCTTATCTTAGGACAAGAGATCGCAGAGGCTTTATTAAGAGCTATGGTTCTATAACTGCCTTCGGTGCACTTGACGGATTATACTGTGTTGACGGCACAGGGTTTTATTATAAAGATGTATATAAAGGAGCAGTTACAGCAGGTGAAAAAGTAGTAGTAAACTCTGGTGCAGAAGTCTTGATATTCCCAGACAATGTATCATATAACACTGCCAACGGAGGGTATAACTCTCTTGATATGACATTCACACAGTCTGCATCTGCTACTATAAGTGTAAGCAAATCAGACGGTACGGTATATTCAGGCTATACTGTATCGTCTTCCCCTCCGTCAGAACCATCAGGTGGGGATATGTGGATAGATACATCAGGAAGCTTTGATGTAATGAAGATATTTTCAGAAGAAACTAACCTATGGACTTCTATACCTTCGACATATATTAAGATTTCTACAGACGGAATAGATGATGATATAAGCCAATATGACGGAATTACAATAAGTGGGTGCATAAACAATGATATTAATGGGGACTATATAGTACAGTATGTTGGTATAAACTATATTATATTATATGGTCTTATAAGGACTGAAATAACACAAGCAGAAGGACTCACTATAAAAAGGACTATACCTTCAATGGATTATGCCACTGTTTACAACAATAGGGTATGGGGCTGCTCAAGCGAGAACCACGAGGTATACGCATCTAAGCTAGGAGATCCTACAAACTGGAACGCATATGAAGGAATATCAACTGACAGTTATGCCGTAACAATAGCATCTTCAGGTTCTTTCACTGGTGCAATAACTTATGGTGGGTATGTGATGTTTTTCAAAGAGAACTGTATACATAGAATATTTGGTAACAAGCCTTCTAACTTTGAAGTTAACGAAATCCAATACTCTGGTGTAAAAAGCGGCTGCTCTAAATCACTTGCAGTTGTGAATGGGGCACTTTACTATCTGTCAGTTAATGGTGTAATGGAATACACTGGAGGATATCCAGAAGTAATATCGCAGAAGCTAGGCAATACAGACATGTACTCAGACGCAACAGGTTGCGGTTTTGGGGACAAATACTACCTGTCAATGAAAGATACCTCTGGCACATACAAACTCTTCGTTTTCGACACTAGGAAGCGATTGTGGCACATTGAGGACAATACTAGAATGAAGTTTGCTACATACTACAATGATGATATGTTTTTTATAGACGCTAGTGACGATTTATATTCCGTAAAAGGAGAGACTGGCACGAAGGAAGACCTTTTAGAATGGGAATGTATATCTGGAATATATGGAACAGAGACGCCAGACGGCAAGTATGTAGGGAAGATACAGATGATGATCGACATAAACTATGGAAGTGTATTCCCATATGAAGAAGAGTCTACATTTAATCTTGATATAGAATATAACTCTGAAGGGATATGGAATAATCTTATGAGCTTAAGATCTGAAAGCCTAAGGTCATATAATATACCAGTGCCAATAAGAAGGTGCGACCACTTCAGGATAAAGATATATGGAAAAGGAGACTTCATGTTATACAACATGATGCTAGAATTGTTTGAAGGAGGAGACTATGCAGCAACCAGCAGACGTTCCTAAAATAAGTCAGGACCTGTCTAAGTCAGTCAAGGACTTAAGGAACTACATAATAGATCTTAACGCATGGCTTAAATATAAGCTTAATAATTTAGAGGTGGAAAACTTTACAGAAGCTTCACAGAACGAAATAAGAGTTACACAAAACGGAAGTCCCGCTGACTCTGCCACTTATGAATATGTAATCAAGCATATAGCTGACGCAGTAAGCAGAGCGACTGAGCTTATCACTGGGCATCAGGGAGGATATGTCGTACTTAACCCATCGGAAAAACCATCTGAAATTCTAATAATGGACACAGATGATATAACTACAGCTACTAAAGTATGGAGATGGAACGGAGCTGGATTGGGATATTCTTCAACTGGCTATGACGGAACATATGGCCTTGCTATGACTATGGACGGGGCTATTAATGCAGACTTCATTACGGCAGGAAAAATAACATCTATTGAATTAGTGTCTTCAACTATAACTGGAGGCACGATAAATATAAATGATAATTTCAAAGTTGACTCTGACGGCAACGTAGAGATTGCTGGTGCTATCTCATGGGGTTCTGAAAACTCACCTGTAAAGGTCCAATATTCTATAGACGGTTCTACTATGTGGCATGATACATTCACAGCTGGAGATACATTTGCCAAATACTCTTATGATGGTGGTACAACATATACAGCAGCAGTCAAGATAATAGGTACAGATGGAGAAATGGGACCTGAAGGACCTGAAGGAGCAACTGGAGAACAAGGACCTCAAGGCGTAGCAGGTACAAGTGTTACAGATGTTACTGAATACTATCTTGCAACCAGTGAAAACTCTGGAGTAACCACTGAGACGTCAGGCTGGACAACTTCAATCCAGACAATAACATCAACTGATAAGTATTTATGGAATTATGAAGA